TGTCTACTAAGGCCCGCCGTGAGGTTGTTGAAGATATCCTAGACATCAAGATTTTCTCTTTGATGAACTTCCTACTCAAGAATAAAAACAAATCTTTGTTAGAAGATATTCGTGATGTTGAGTACAACTTTGACTTGACAAAAGAGAAGGTGACACTACAGGAAAAGTTTATTGAAGAAGTCGTAAACAACAAGTCTGCCATTATTGCAGAGAATCAACAGAAGTTGTGGGATAATAAAAGTACAATTGATTTCAGAAGAGATGATGTGAAAGCATTAGAGATAGATAACGAAAATCTATCTTATGATGCAGAAGAGAAAGCGAAAATAGAACAAAAACTAAAGAAACTAACTCAAACAGAAGCAGCCCTTCAGAATAGGAAATCAGAACATGACCGTCAAATCAAGTTTTTCAAGGACAACGATGAATGCCCGTCTTGCGAACAGCCGATTACAGAATCAACTAAGCAGACGCAGATTGAATCCAGAACCACAAAGATTGGAGAAATCGAAAACGGTATCGCAGATTTACAAAGAATGGAATCAGAAGAACAAGACAACCTCCAATCAATCTTAGTAGATTTAGAAACCATTCGTAAGAATGATGTAGAGAAGGCCAAGATACTTTCTTCTATTGCAGAACTAGAAAAGTTCAATGAAAAACTAGAAAAGGATATCGAGGCATATCAAAACGGTTCTGTGTCAGAAGAAGATAAGATAAAACTTGCAGAACTAAAAGGACAAATAAAGTCGATTGAAGAACAAAAGACTAAGTTGAATGAAGATAAGTTTTACATTGATGTTGCCCGTAATCTTTTACAGGATAGTGGTATTAAAACAAAGATTGTAAAACAATACCTACCCATAATGAATAAGTTGGTAAACACATATCTATCATCTATGGATTTCTTTGTCAACTTTAATATTGATGAGAACTTTAACGAAACAATCAAGTCACGTTTCAGAGATGAGTTCTCGTATGCATCATTCTCAGAAGGTGAGAAGATGCGAATTGATTTGGCACTTCTATTTACATGGAGAGCCATTGCAAAGATGAAAAACTCAACAAATACGAATCTACTAATACTAGATGAGATATTTGATTCATCTTTGGATAATGCTGGTACTGATGATTTTCTAAAAATTCTGAATACATTTGATAAACAAAATGTATTTGTTATATCACACAAACAGGATATGTTGTTTGATAAGTTTAGAAATATCATTCAGTTTAACAAAGAGAAAAACTTTAGTAGGATGGTATAATGAATCAGAGTGAAAGATTTAAGGAATTACTAGAAGAAATGCAAAAGACACACGATGCAAAACGTCACGACTATGCAAGTGTGGAAGATATTTTTGCAAACTTTAGAACCTGTGAGATGGGTGGTATCCCAGCATGGAAGGGATGTTGTGTCCGATTAGGAGACAAGTTCAGCCGTATTATGGGTTTTGCAAAGAAAGAACTACTTGAGGTTAAAGATGAGAGTATCAAGGATACACTTATCGACATGGCCAATTATGCTTTGATAGCATTAATTCTTTATGAGGAATATAAGGATGGGAAAAAGAAGTGACTTTGAAAGGGTAGAAAGAGATTTCTATCCTACGCCTATAGAGGCAGTAAGGCCTTTAGTTCCTCACCTACCAAAGACAGGATTGTTTGCAGAACCTTGTGCCGGTGATGGTAGACTGATTCGCCACATAGAACAACTGACAGAACTATTAGGATACTGGATGACTGACATAGAACCTATGGCAGACTTTGTTGGTGATGGTGATGCAATAACTGATAAGATTTTTGGGTGTGATGTTTGCATAACAAATCCCCCTTGGAATCGTAAGATACTTCATCCTATTATTATCAACCTATCTGACCAGTTACCAACTTGGTTACTTTTTGATGCAGATTGGATGCATACCAAACAAAGTATAGAATTCATGCCTAGGTTGAAAAAGGTGGTAAGTATTGGCCGTGTAAAGTGGATTGAAGGTAGTAAGAGTACAGGTAAAGACAATTGTTGTTGGTATCTATTCGATAAACCCAATAATATCCCTACACAATTTTTTGGAAGAAAATAAAAAAAAGTTCTAAAAACATCTTGACTTTTGTTGTAATAACAGATATACTGTATAAGTAAAGTGAGAAAACAAAGTCGAAGGAGACATATATTATGGCACATGAACTTGAAATCGTAAACGGACAGGCACAAATGGCATACGTTGGTGATGTACCGTGGCATGGACTTGGAACTAAGGTAGAGGCAGACCTCGCACCTGGCCAATTCCAGAAAGTTGCTGGACTTGATTGGGAAGTAACTAAAGAGAAACTTGTTACCCCACAAGGTGCAATCGTGAAGAACAAGGAAGCACTTGTTCGTACCTCTGACAACACTGTATTAGATGTTGTTGGAACAGGTTGGAATCCTGTACAGAACTCAGAAGCATTTGAGTTTTTCCATGACTATGTAATGGCAGGCGATATGGAAATGCATACCGCTGGTTCATTGAAGAATGGACAACTTGTATGGGCTCTTGCAAAAACCAAAGAATCATTTGAATTGTTCAATGGTGATTTGACAGAGAACTACTTCCTGTTCACTAACCCTCACCAGTTTGGTAAGGCACTGAACATTCGTATGACACCAATTCGTGTCGTATGTAACAACACTCTCACACTGTCTTTGTCACAGAATACTGACAAGATGGTTACTGTTAATCACCGTAAGGCATTTGATGCCGCTGAGGTGAAAGAACAGATGGGTATTGCTCGTGAGAAAATGGAGCAGTACAAGTCAATGGCAGAGTTTCTTGGTAGTAAACCAGCCACTGGCGACAACGTAATCCAGTACTTCAATGAAGTATTTGGTGCGCCTGCAAAAGAGAAAGAAGATGGTGTGCTTCCATTTACTTCTCGTAACGCCAAGACTGCAATGGAAAACTTGCAGACACAGCCAGGGGCAAACTTTGCCGAAGGTTCTTGGTGGCAGGCATTTAACTCTGTCACATATATGACTGACCACTTACAGGGTCGTGAAGGTGACAGTCGCCTACAGTCTGCGTGGTATGGACGTAACCGTAAGGTGAAACTAAATGCACTTGATAAGGCGTTAGAATACGCTGAGGCTGCCTAAGTCTTATATATAGTGTATAGGGCGCTGTTCGTAAGTCGCCCTGTCAGACACAAAAATGCTTACTCTGTGTCGCAAATCGGAGTTTGGTGGTTCTCCCTCAAAAACCACCATATAAATAAACGTGATATGCCATAATGGGTATCACACTGTATCTTGCTTAATAAAGGAGATTAAAAATGGTAAATACAGCCTTTACACTAGATCCGTCAAGGATCAATACTTACTCTATCGGTTTTGATAGAATGTTTGATAACCTGATGGGAAATGTTCCCACAGCATCAAGTTACCCACCTTATAACATCGTAAAACACGATGATGATAAGTTCACCATTGAGATTGCCGTTGCTGGATTCTCAAAGGATGAGATTGAGATTGAGTTCAGAGAGAATACTCTCAAGATTGAATCTAAGTCTCGACCAGAGGGTGATGATGAAAAGGAGTACCTACACAAAGGTATTTCAAACAAACGATTCAAGAAAGCCTTTACACTGTCAGATGACGTAGTTGTAAATGGTGCTGATATGAAAGATGGTATTCTTAAAATCGACATGGAAAGAATTATTCCAGAAGAGAAGAAGCCACGTTCAATCAAAATCAAGTAAGTAATGTGAGGGCGCCTCTTGACAGGGGCGCCTTTTTATGATAATATTATGTTAAAATTTGAGGATTCGTTATGTTTAAAAAGAAAGAAGAAGTAGTAGTCGCTGAGAAGCGTATTGACTACAAGTACTCAGAGGATAGAATCCTCAAAGAACTTGCCGAGTATATAGACAAAACCTATAATGCTCATTATTCCCACAATAAATTTCAGGCAACAGAATTCATCATGGACTCGGGCCATGGCGAAGGTTTCTGTATTGGTAATATTTTAAAGTATTCCCAACGATACGGAAAGAAAGATGGTAAGAACAGAAATGACTTGCTAAAAGTAATCCATTATGGTATAATGGCTTTACATAATCACGATACTCAGGAGAAAAATTGAAAATGAAACTTAGTAATGATACACGAGAAGTTCTCAAGAACTTTTCGACCATTAACCAGAACCTTCTGGTAAAAAATGGTACTGCGATTGGAACAATGTCTGCGATGAAAAACATCGTTGCAAAGGCAACTGTTCCAGATACTTTCAATAACGAATTTGCAATCTATGACTTGAACGAGTTCTTGTCTGCATTGTCACTATTCAAAGACCCTACACTATCATTTGATGAGAAAAGTGTACGTCTTAATGAAGAGGGTGGTGGAAGTAATCTGACTTATATGTTCAGTGACCCATCTATCGTAACTGCACCAAAAACTGAAATCAGTATGCCGTCTGTTGATGTAGAGTTTACCTTTACACAAGATACGTTTAATCAAATACTCAAGGCCTCTGCTGTTCTTGGTGTTCCAGATGTGGTTCTCAAAGGAACTGCCGGTGGTAATATTGATTTGACTGTTACAGACAGGAAAAACGATACATCAAATGATTTCAGTATCACAGTTGGTGATAATGCACCAACAAACTTTACATACTACTTCAAAGTAGAAAACCTAAAACTTCTTTCTGGTGACTACAAGGTACAGGTATCTGAAAAGGGTATTTCGCATTTTGCAAATGTGACTAAACCAATCGAATACTTTATCGCTCTCGAAGCGGCCTAAACCAGAAGGACTATATTATGAATGATGTGATGTTGTGGGTGGAGAAATACCGCCCATCGAAAATTAGTGAGTGTATTCTCACTGATGAGTTAAAGAATACCTTTCAGACTTTTGTGAATGATGGACACATTCCAAATCTACTTTTGTCTGGCGGGCCAGGTGTCGGTAAGACTACTGTTGCGAAAGCAATGTTAGAAGAAATCGGTGCCACCTATATGATGATTAACGGTTCAGAGGAATCTGGTATTGATGTTCTCAGAAACAAGATTAAGAACTTTGCAAGTACTGTCTCTATGGATGGTAATCGTAAGTTCGTTATCTTAGATGAGGCAGACTATCTAAATCCTCAATCTACACAGCCTGCGTTGCGTGGATTTATTGAAGAGTTCCATAAGAACTGTGGGTTTATTCTAACCTGTAACTTCAAGAACCGTATCATCGAACCATTACACAGCCGATGTTCTGTTGTGGAGTTTCGTATTCCAACTACAGAAAAACCAGCACTTGCTGGACAATTTTTCAAACGAGTACAGGACATTCTCAAAACTGAGGATGTCCAGT